AGTCAATATCCTGGTGGTGAAGAAGCTCGTATCGTTCGCAAAGTACGTCGCGCAATGATGCTTGCAAGAGAACAACGTGCTGCAAACTTAATCTTTGATACAGCTTCATTCTCAAATGATACATGTACAAATGTTATGGGTGGTCAAGTTGACGCTGCAGGCACTGACGCATTGACAGGTCTTGACAAATTGAAAGATCTAGTTTTTGCTGCTGCTCATGGTATCAATCCCGATACTTTGATCTTTGGTCGTGGTGTGTTCCGTTCATTAGCTCGTAACCCTGAAGTTCGCGGTTATGCTGGTGACGTAAGTGGCGCAGGTGCTTTCGCAAGTGGCAACCGCATTCTTACTGAAGAAGCAACAAAAGAAGTTTTACGTAACATTCTTGGCATTCCAAACATCTATGTTGGTGAAGCTCGTCGTGAAACTGCTGTACCTGGTGCGACTTCATCTGAGGCACAAATTTGGAACACTGGGACAATCTTCTGCGGTATCATGAAAGGTGCTGACGCGATTGTACAAAAGAGTGGTAACGTGAAGGGAATGCCTGTTGCAGCTCTTAACTTCGAATTCGGTGGAATGCAAGCAGGTCAATATGACAGCCTTGACGCGACTCGTCGCTATGTATACGCCGAAGAAGTTCAACAGTTCAAAGCGATTGATTCAACTCTTGGATACATCCTTACTGACTGCTTAGCATAGGGTTGACATGTGCGACAATCACGAAGTGACACTTCTTGCCGAGCAAGATGCTGATGAATTAGCAATCAAAGATCTTGAGAATCAACTCAAGAATCAGTCAGGCGATGTCGCACGTATCACCAAAGCAAAGATCAATGAGTTAAAAACTCAGATCAAAGCTGAGAAGACAATGAAATCAGTCCTTGATAAATCAAGAACTCGATTTCTAAAAACACTTGAGACAGCAGTCCAAGCAAGTGACCCATTGACAATCCTTTCTCTACCTAGGGAACAGTTGATTGATTTCATAATTCGAGGTGGATTTGATGTTGCAATCGATGAATTCATCGAGCAAGCAGACCTCATCTCTCAAGCCGTCGAAAGAACAACAAGGATTGTGCAACCTGATCTCGGGTTGACTCCAATTCAACAACAACTTGACATCATGCAGACCTCAGCTGTTGAGACTCTGTTTGATGATGTCATCATTCCAAATGTCGCAAGTGGTGTTCGTGAATCATTGGTTGCAATGTCGATTGACGTACCAATGACACAGGCCATCTCCTCACTCTCTCAGAAGATGCAATCAGCAGCAGGCCGTCAGTTGACAGAAGTCAACACAAAGCTTTCCATGTTTGGAAGGAGTGTGACTGCTGCCATTGCTGAGGAAGCTGGCCTCAGATTCTATCTGTACACCGGACCCATTGATGGCGTGACACGTGACTTTTGTCGTCCATTGGTTGACAAGGTTGTGAGTGAATCACAAATGAAGAAGCTCAACAACAAACAGGGTCTCCCTGTCAAGACTGCTGGTGGTGGGTACAACTGCCGGCACTCATGGAGTCCTGTGAGTGAAGGATTCATCAAAGCCGCAGGCCTCGACAGAGCAAAGACAACAGACATATCAAAAGCAAATGCAGGAGCAAAGAGATGATACGAAAAGCAATAACTGGTCAAGATCATATGTTTGAGTGGAATGCTCCTTCACCTATCAACGGAACACCTTCAATCACTTTCAAAGTGTCAAGTGATGTGACAAGCAACTTGAATCAATCAAGAGCAAACATCACTGTTTCTGCAATTGGCAATGATCGCAGGACCTTGACGATTGCAAGCTCTGACTCTCTTGAGAGAGATCAAGCCTTTGCATTCTTGAGGACGGATGGAGATGCTTGGTATTCAATCAAGATCGTTCGTATTGTGGGAACAACTGCGATCCTTGCCGATCCTTTACCTCGTGAGATTGACTTGTCAACAAGTGCAACCATTGAGTTTGCAATGTGGTATGTGACAGCATCATCAGCTAATGTCACTGCGACAAGTGGAACTTTTCAATACTTAGTTTCATATACTTCAGATCTTGGACAAAACAATTTATCCAACTTGGACAAAGGAGTGATCAAGGTTACTCCAAGACCGTTTGACACTGGCCTTGATCATGATGCTTTTGTGAATCGTTTTGCTCCACTTGCTGACATGGTGCCACGTCGTCAAGCTGACTTTGCACCACAGATCAAAGCTTCTCTTGATGAGCTTTCATTGATGCTCAGGGATCGTCTTGGATCTTCCAACGTGACAGAAGATGAGATCTTCAATGCTGAGGCTTTCGAGCTTTGTCATGCTTACTGCACAGCTGCTCGAATCTATGAGATGAATCTTCAACTTGACGCAGCCGATGCAATGAGAGCTCGTTGCATTGAATTGATGGACTTGGCCTTGAGATCGGTTGACTTGGATCTTGATGGTGATGGTGTCATTGATGACGGTGAACTTGACCTTGAAAAGAACGGTGGCAAGTCCACAGACTTTCGTGCATCATGGAGAACTTACAACAAGACTGAATATGATCAAAGCTTCACACCAACGAGATCGATGAGGCACTAATGACAGTCAAGGTCAAGCTCAATCTTCCTCGTGATATTTGGACGGCAAAGGATACCAAGGCACTTGCATCGAATACCGTTGCAACTGTCAAGCGTCGCACCATGAAAGGTGTCAGCTCAAAAGGTAAGAAGTTCAAAAAGTACTCAACAAATCCTTTGTATGTTTCCTTTCGTGGTGCACGACTCAAACCCAAGGGAGGCACCAGGTTGTCAAGGACCGGCAAGTCAATTTATTATGCTGGTGGATATCGACAATACAAGGAAGATTCAAGGAAGCGTCGAGGAGGACAGGGTCAAACTGCTGAGGTTGATCTTGTATTAAGTGGTCAATTGATGAATAATCTTGTAGTACTTGAAGCAACTGAGACTCGTTTCAGAATTGGCTTGACCAAACATGTGAGACATTATGGTTATGAAGTTCACAAGGTTCGTCCATATATCGGATTGACTGACAATGAGATTGATACGCTTGTGAATGCCGTTGCTTTTGACATATCCAAGAAACTAGGGAGAAATACATGAGCAGAGGAATCTTCCAAGCATTGAGCAAGCTCAAGACAATGATTGAGGCAATTGATCCAAAGACTGACTCTCATCATGGTTTTATCTGCATTGATGACGGCTCGGGCCTTGTCTCTCCACTAAACACAAGATTTCAGAGTCAAAGACAATTTACTCTTGAAATCGTATCTCTCGCAATGGATGACGGCAGTGCCGGCCTCAGTGGTCGCAAGCGTGTCACCATCGAGATCCATGTGAGATATGCCATACCCAAAGAGGAAGGCTTCAAGATCCGCATGATGAATGAGGATGCCGGCAAATTGATTGATACAATCAAGGGTCCTCAATATGAATTTAATACAACAGGGATCATCTCGGTGATACCATTGCAATCAAGAGCAGAGTTGATCACTGATGACGTTGGTGAGATCCTTGGTCACTTGCTTGTTGTTCCTTTTGATCTTTTATATTTGGAGGCTTAAATGAGTGTTACACATAGAAGCTTAAGCGTTGCAGTTGAATCTTCCTTTGGTTCATTGTCAGCATCAACAAATCTACCTGATAACTCAGGATACACATACACCTCGATTCCTTGCGAACGTGAACCTATTCTGATTTATGGTGACGTTGTGGCAAGTGAGAGAAATGATGCAAGAGATGGTTCGTATCTTGTACCACCAGAGCCGGACACTGTTTGGAGCGGTGGAAATCGTGTGCGTCGTAGAACTGGACAAGTCAACTTGAGAGTTGATCTGACAACAATCGGAAGCACTCCAAGCGATTACTCTGCAAACTATCTCGGTTATTTATTGGGTGCAGGATTCAAGACTCAGATTGGTGCAGTTGCTTCAGTCACAGCTTCAAGCGTGACAGATGTCAACAACTTTGCAGGTGCTGGATTCAGTGCGGCAGATGTTGGAACTTTATTATCAAGCATCATCAACGGTGCTGTTGAATACTCTGCAATCACTGAGGTGAGTGGTACAGACATCACAGTCTCACCAGCTTTCTCAGCAGGATTCACAGGTACACCAACATTGAGAGGGACTCAAACATGGTACCCCGGATCACGTACTCAGACAGGTACAAGAAATCACTCATTGACTTTCCGTGTTGATGGTGTGAACTTCAGATCATACGCTTATGGATGTGTACTTGAGAGCCTTGCAATCAGTCTTGATAATGGTCGCTTAATGGGAGACTTCACTTATCAAGCAGCACTTATTCAAGATGATCATGCGAGTGCAGTGGGACCAATTGAGCCAACATATAACGCAGGTGCTCCACCTTTCTTCAGAAACTCTTATGTTGTGATCTCAAGTGCATCACCTTCCTCATTGACAAATGCAACAAGTGCTGACGCACTCGGACGAATCGCTGTTGATTGTGAGGACTTCTCTTTGACTGTGACAAATACACTCACACCATTGGGACACTCAGAGTCAATCCTTGCAATGTCTGACATGGAAATCACTGACTTGAATGTTGAATTGACTTTGACCTTGTCAACAGTAAATACAACAATTGCAAATGATTATTTCAATAGAACTGTTCGTCAGGTGTTAGTAGGGACAGGACCTTCAGCTGATGGCGAAGGTTGTGCAATCATGATTCCTGCTGCTCAGCTTGCAGATGATCCGTCAAAATATGATGTGAGTGGTAATGACATCGTTCGTCAGACTCTCGTATATAATCAATCTCGCTATGCTGGTGATGTTGATGGTGGATCGGCTTATGAGTCAAATGCAGGATGTTCACCATTCAGAATCTCACTAGGACTTTAATATGGCCATTAACTTTCTTACATCGACAAATACAACTTTTGACGTGGTTGTCACTGCTGACATATCAGTGACTTGCACAGATGATCAACGTACTCAATACTTGAGCACTGGTGATATGAGTGTGCTTGAAGATGTAGGAGAGAAGGCAACTGTTTTCACTCTCAGACCTTTGGGTCCTGCTGAGAGAGAACAAGCCGAGATTCGTGCCGGTGCCTATTCTCGCAGTGAGCTCGGTCGCTTGCTGTGGGTTGAGGCTCCGAACGATCCAAGAGAGAAAGC